ACCCCACCATCCCCTCAAGGTCGGTTTCTTCCCAGTCCGTCTGCATTTTGAGTTCCTTTAGATCGGTCCAAGGGAACTACAGGTGTTCCCCTCGGTTGTGCATATCCAGCAGCATCTCAGCAAAGAACTTGATCTTGTTCAGATCATATTCGACATCGACACCTTCCTTTGCTCCAAGACGCCACAGGGCCTTGAAGATGTTGCCACGAGCGAAGGACATCCCCTTGTGGTTGATCAGGTCTCCCAAGTCATTTGCATGGTCGGGGAGCCTATAGTATGCCGTTGAGCCACCCGTTGAGGCGATCTTTGTGGTGGCACGGGCCTTGTCAGAACCCCAGTTCGGGATGCTGTAGGCTTCGATGCTTGTAGGGTCCCCATAAGTCCAAGATGACAGACGTTTGATGTAGCCTCTGGTCAAGTCCAGATTATAAAGTCGGCGGTATTCACCGTGGTCATTCATGATGCAGTGATAGAGGTTATGTGTGACAACAGCATACGCCCGTAGTTCCGTAAAGGACAGGTCATGGGTTTTCGTCACCACAATAAAATCGCCCTCCTTAGCACCCAGCATACTCAAGGTGTTTTCCAAAGTTTCACTTCCTTCTTGTCAAAGTCATATTCCCCAGCCCGTAGAATACGAGCCAGTCGCGCCATCAACAGCGCATGATCTGTGGTCATCCCTGATCCAGTGAAAGCCTTCTCAACGGCCTGCCACATGGTGTCCAAAGGGACCCCTTCAGGAACGATCTTCTGAGCCTTGGCAGGCCCGACACCGGGAATGCCCTTGTAGTTGTCAACGGTATCTCCCGTCATGCACTGCATCAACCAGTTCCGGTCGGCCTCTGCTTCTGTGAAGGACAGCCAATCAGGCTTCTTTCGGCCATGGGATGTCGGGATCATCAGGTGACAGGGGATTGTGGCGAAGTCCTTGTCGGCGCTGACAGCCAAGGTTCCTTTAGGGTCCTCTGAGCATCGGATACCAATCAAGTCGTCAGCCTCAATACCTTCTTCCCAGAGACAGTCGATACGTTCCATGACCTCACGCTTCAGATCAGCAAAGGCAGGGTGGGGTTCGATGTCCACACGGTTGGCCTTGTAGTCTGCGTAGAGGGCCTTTCGGAAGTTCTGCCCAACTGAGATGATCAGCCAGTAGTCCTTGACCTTGCCGGTCTCTTTGAGCCACTTGGTCAAAATCCAGTCGAAGTAGTGAAGGGCCAGCTTCCAGTCGTTCATGGGTTCACCATCAAACTCCCGGTCAACGAAAGACACCGCCCTGTGTAGGATGATGTCTGCGTCGATATATGCGACGGGGTTCTTAGGCTTCATAGGGGGCCACAGACACGAGAAGACTTGTGAAGTATGCTCTGGGGAGACTCTTGACGCCCAAGTGCCGCAGGGCATTCCAAACGCTGTCAATATCATCTCGGACGCCGGTGCCTTTGTCACAACCACCTACGGCACCACAAAGGGTCCTCACCGCTCGTGCTTCATTGGGTGAAAGGGTCAGAACGATGACATCCGTTTCGGTCACAACAGTCTTTGTTTCACGTTCGACTGATTTCTCTGCTTTGGCCATCTTAGCCTCCTTTGGATTGGTCTAACGCAGCCTCTCGAAGTCACTGTTTTCCAGTGGGGTAGGGGGTCTGCGATCTTTGAAATGAATGACAACTTGGTAGCCCAAAAGTTCCCCTTTGGACTTCCTTGGCCTGACCTCGGTTCTCTCAACCCGGTCGGGGTATTTCTTCTTGGCCCTGTCCCCCGCCCTTGAGGCTTCCAGACGGGACATGAACAAGGCGATGGTGGGATGCTTGGGATCAAACATAGGTATTCCTTCTCATGGGGTCTGGGAGACTCTGGGAGGGGGTCTACAGGGGTGAAGTGGGGTGTTGGTAGGCTACCCCTGCTTGGGGCTGTTCTCACGCTTCTCAAGGAACGAGACCACATACTCAGCCTCTTTCAGGGTCGGACACATGGTTATGCTATGCCACTTCTTCACGAACCAGCCCTTGCGATACTCTTGGACAAGCCAAGGAAAGCCATTGAGATTGTAGTTACTCGCCGGGATGATCCGAAGAATTGTATTTTTCATAGTCCTCTCCTTGATTAGTGGGTCTCAGCCCATGACTTTCCGATGTCCGCAGAGCCAACCAAAGGACATCGAAGGCCAAGAGCCTCACCAGCCTTTGCGATGCTTTCACGTCCCAGTTCTGCGATGGCGGATGAATAGTAGGTCTTGCCGTCCTTGGTGTTCACGTTGATCAGATCAGGATGCACAGACACTTGGAATTCATCATGCACGTTGGCACAGAAGAACACCTTGTCCAGAACCTGAAGCTTTTCCAGTTCGTCCCCAAAGATCACCTTAGCCTGCTTCATAACCACGGACCCATTGCCCTGTAGGAGGGTGTTCAAGGCTGAGTGATCAGAAGCAGAAGGTATCCATCGGTTGTCGTGACCGGGCAATGCCCCGTGCTTCCTATGGGCCTTCTTGCACTTCGTAATGAGTTCCCCCAGACCAACAATACCGACCTCAATCTTGGATCGAAGTTCGGCACCTTTGGACGACAGGGAGCCACCCGGAATGGGCATACCAGCAGCCTTCGCGTCTTCTTCCACGATGATGCCAAGCTTCTTGTCAAAGCATCCGTAGTTGTGTGCGTAGATCATGGTCTTTGCGCTGGGTCGAAGGAACAGACCAGCAGCCTTCATATTCATGGTGTGGATGTCAGTCCCTTTGGACTTGTCCCCAGAATGAACAATCTCGACATATCGGCCTTGGTCGTAGGGATAGAGGAAGTGAGCCAGTTCCCTGAGTTCCAGACCTTCAGCATCAACACCAAGTAGGTAGTGGGTCGGATCAGGAAGCCAGAGGCTACGCATTCTCGGATCACCATCAGCATTTGCGACGTTGGGTTTGAAATGGGACATGCGGTGTGTCCGCGTCCCTAGGGTGTTGACCCGGCCATGGATGTAGTAGGTGCCATTGGGCCGTGCTTGGGCCATCTTGAGCCAAGCATTCTGGCCGTCAGCAAGCATCCCCAGTTTCTTCCCAAGGGTCAGATACCGGGCCATGAGTGTGGCTTCAGGGTAGGGGAGGCTGTCCAAGATGGTTTCGTCAATCTTGGCTAGTCCTGTCTTGGTCTTCTCAAGGGGCTTCCAGTTGTATTTCGTGATCAGCCTTGCGGCGATCTGTTCCCTTGAGCCGGGGTTGAATATCTCAACACCGTCCTTGAGCCTCTTGGACTTCCCTGTAGCCTTGTCGATCTGCTTTTCGGAAACCCGCTGTGTGATGATAGGCGGGAAGACCTCTTGCAGTTCCTTTTCGATGTCCAGAGACTCGACCCGTAGTTCTGTCTCAAGGAGTTGGGCGGCCTCATAGTCAAACCTGAACCCATGCTGCTCCTGTAGACTGATCCAATAGGCACACTGGAATTCCAAAAGACATGCTTGGCGGAACTTCTCGAAGAAGGTCCCCATGGCTTTCACAACCTGACCCTTACGGGTTCGACCCAGCCAAGCCTTCTGAAGGATCACAACGTCCCGCTTACCGTAGACGGCCATTTCCTCTGAGAACTGGCTGAAGTCATCGAAGTGCAGCTTGGGGTAGCCCAGAGCCTCTCCAATGTCGGCAAGGGCATGACGCTTTGCGGTGCTGTCCATCAGACGTGACAGAACCAGAGTGTCGATGATCTGTTCCCGACGAAGTGTGCCGGGATGCAGTTTGTTTATGGCGAAGAAGTCGAAGCCAAAGGCATTGTGGAAGGCCACCCACTTAGCAGCCTTCATGCGTTCCAGCGCCTCAGAGATGGGCGGATAGTTGGGTTGGTCTGCGTAGACCGTAACCTCACCATCCGCCCCTTCGGCAAGCTGGATCGTCCACAATGTCGAGATGTCTTCTAGGAAGTTGTCCCCTTCGCAGTCAGCAAAGAGAACTTCATCCATCGTCACGCCCTTTAGGAAACTCAATGATGTCCCCAAGGACCTCACAAGGGTCCTGTTCGACCGTTTCCTTGAAAACCTCGTCAGTGGTCAGAAAGTAGTAAACGTCATGGACGTGTTGCAAGAACATGTCAGGGTCCCCACCGGGGCAGGCCGAGATGTCCCGTGCATAGTTCAACGCCATAAGGCGATAGTTCAGTTCTGTGTCTTCTTTGGACTGGTCCAAGTCAGAATCCTTCCGTCATATCTTCGGGAGTGATGTCATCAAACCCCCGTGCGGCAGGTATAATGATCCTCCCAATTTCAGGGTCGTATCCAAGTTCAATGGTGTGGCCAGTGGCTTGGCCTGTATAGCGGTCCTTGAGGACCCTAAACGTGGTGGTGTGTCGTTCTTCTTCGTCTTCTGATTGCTGGTCCCTTTCGAGACCAAACATGAAGAAGGACCAGAACCCGATTGAACGGCTTCCTTTGAAGTGTCGGATCATCACACGTCCACCTTCTTCGTGGGGTGTGCCATCCGGTGTGGTCAGGTGGGAAACGAAGTGAATTATGATGCCCAGTTCGTTGGCCAGTCCTGCCATCTCCTTCATGATCTGCTCAATGGACCCTTTTTCGTCGTTGGTGTCAGCCATGGCAGTCAGGTGGTCGAGATAGAAGATGCGGATACCTTCAGCCACAGCCATGTGACGGATTGCAGCCTTGATCTTGGTCCACTCGGTTTCCCCGAAGGAGTCGTAGAGCATCACTTGCTGACCTAGGGTCTCACAGGCTTGCTCAAGTTCTTCGACCGTCCAGCCTGAGTCAGGGACATGGAAGCGTCGATTGGCAACCTTACCTGCTACACGCTTGACCGTTTCGGCAGGCTTCTGTTCCAGCATAAGGATGCCTACAGGAAGCCCAAGGTCCACAATGTCGAGTTTGATTTGCTCTGTCAGGATGTCGGTCTTCCCAACGCCTGTCCCAGCACCCAGCCCATAGATC